TGCTAAATGCCACTTACCCTAATCCTCCGTTGAAGCAAGACTATTCTCATCAATAAACCGCTCCATGGCTGTGATAACACTGGCACCATAAAACCCACAACCCCGCGCAAAGTCCACAAAAGCCTCCAACAGCTCCTGTGCAGTCAAAACCTCAAACTTGACACTCACGCTGTGGGTAATCTCCTCTGCTTGACTGGCGCGAATCAACTCAAACTTGTACTTATCCATGAGGTTGCTCCAGAGAATCAATAAGCCGATTGAGATACCAGCGGGCCTTAGACAAGTCCTGCACTGGAACGTCTTTGCTCCAGCAGCGATGCACATACTTCAGTACCTGCCACTGGAGCCCCCCTACCACCGGATCCGGCGCAAACTGCACCGAATCTTCGATCACATCAATGACCTCATACTTGCGCCCCTCCGCGTAATGCGCAGGTCGGTTAACTACATCACCCATACTTAGGTCCTTGAACAGAGCGATCATTGTTGTAGTGTCCAGTTACTTTGTAGTCGTGCGCAGGCTCTTTAGACATCCGATGGAACACGATCTGCCCAATAAGCATCTCGGGCCACAACGCAACATCATGCATCCGCCGAGCACTCTGCAGTTCCAGCGTCAACTTCGACCCACTCCAGCCCGGATCGCAATACCCAGCCATCAGATGCTGAATACCTTGCCTTGCCCTGGTACTTTTCAACGCAAACTGTCCGGCAATATCTGACGGAAAGTTAAACGTCTCGATGGTACAAGCCAACACAAACTCACTAGGCCTTAAACGAAACGGATTCCCCTGAGTATGCCCCGTAATATCCACAGGACAGAGCGTCGGAAAATCCGCAACCTCCACCATCAACTCGTACCCCAGCCGCACATCCAAACTGGCCGGATTAACCAACCGTGGATCGTACGGCTCCACAAGGCCCTGACTACACAGGGCCCGAATCTCCGTATCACATAAAATCACTTACGAATCTCCACAATCTCCAACGGCTTAACAGCAACAGCAGCAGGCTGCACTTCCTTCCAGGTCTTATTCCACTTGATGCAGTTGATCGTTGTGGGATGCACCCTATATTCTTGAGCCAGCGCCGCCACAGTCTTTCCACCGCCTAGCAACTGGCGTTTAATGTCAGCCACCTTACTGGCGGTCAACACCGACACACCACGCCTGCCCTTGCGGCTAGACGCATGAGACTTACCGTGAGACGCCGAAGTGTCAGAAACTCGCACAGCTTTCTGACTGGTGCGTACGCCTGGTGTACGTACAGCCTGCTCTGCTCCAATGTCGATGGTCTGGGCTTGGCTGATGATCAGGTGAATGTTCTCTGTAATGCCAAGCATCTCTGTGGTGTAGGCCTGGAGCTGACTGATGTCTTTGTCAGAGAGAAGCGTGAGCATAGTCATGGGTAGAAACGTGGATAGTGTACTAGGGAGTGAACGTTTTGGAGAGTCTTAAAAGAGTCTCAGGTGGGAGCTTGAGAATGGTGGTGACTGCAATAGCAGCCAGCCTGTCCGGATTGATGCTTTCTTCCTGCTGGAACAGCTGACTCAAGTGGGCGTAAAGCCAGAGAACGCTGCAACCTCCAGCGGCCCAGCTCGTATCTCCTGGAATCGGTTCGGTGCCGTAATCCCAGTCGTCGTAATCGTTTTCATTACGGATCACGCGAGCGAGGCTAGTAGCAATCGGAGAAGTCGAGGGCTTCCCAATGGGAGACTCGCTCTGCAATGAACTGGAGTTGGGAGTCTGCATCGACTGGCATTACCTCATCATCAAGAATGTAGAAGGAGCCTCGGCACATGGCAGGGCCGTACTCGGCTGGATCTTCGTACGTCTGGGCCCGGACCTCAACAGCATCCTCAACAAGAGCAACAACGTCACAGAGCCCATCCTCGAATACTTCAACGCTACGCAGGTCAAGTAGGTCAGTCATGGCTAAGCAGCTCCTCTAGGGTCAAACGAGCCTGACTGGCACGTTGATCCAGCTCGGTCATATGCGCACTCCAGGCATCGCCTAGGTTTTTTTCCAGCTCCTGTAAACGTGTAACCGTCAGCCGGTCGTAATTACAAGCCAGGCCTAAAGCCTCCAGCTTGGTTATCTGCTGCTGGAGCACCAGCTGTGAGTAGTGAACGGCGTAGGCCCAGTCATGCAGCTTGTCTGAAGGCAGGTTGGTGGGGATGTCCATGGTCCTGTGTAACAGAAATAAAGGGCGGAAGCACTGCCTCCGTCCCCTTACTGTTGCACATTGACAGCGGTCTGACCACCCCCCGCTTTACAAACTGACACAATCCCGAATGCCCCGGTGCAGGTAGTCCCAGTCGCGGGTTTCGGTAACGGACATCTCCAAGCCGCACACATCGCATACACCGTGCCAGTAGGTACTGGCTCCAGCCCGTGGGGCGCCGTACTTATCCCCGCACTCGCAACAGCACTGGTAGGCGTTCTTGAGCCTCTGCAGTAGGTGGTTGTCAGTCATTCGAGGGGCACTCCTAGATCGGCTGGAGCGTAGGTGGTCATCACGGTGACGTCACAGCCATGCCGCAACGCCCCACCAACGACGTAGTGAAAGACGTCCATCACGTCGTCGTACTCCAGCAGCTGGATTTCGTCCACCTCAACGGTCCGCCCGTTCTTGTACCAAGTGGTGCGGATGATGCTGTGGACCTCCGGCGGAATCGGAAACTGCGCAAAGGACAGCCGAGGCCTCCGAGGAGGCCGGGGCTCACGCTTGGGCTTGGTTTCAGTAGCCATCGGAGGTCTCCAGTAAGCCCAGGACAGCACCTGGAGCAGCCATACAAACACGTTAGGAGTCCACATCCGTCAGCTCCAGGTGTCCATAGCAGCCCGCTTCAAGGCCTCCAGTTCGTGCGAAGTGCGCCGATCCCTTGGGGAGTCCTCCAAAACGTGTCCAATTTGGGCAGACACCTTGGCCTCACTGGGATTCAAATCAGGACACGGGGTAGGGCTGTCCTGATTTGCCTCGGAGGCTGCCTCAGGGGCCCCAGCAAATAAGGACACCTCCTGGGGTTGTCCAGATTTACTTTCCAGTCCACCACTGGGTTCTTCCAATATTGGACACTCTTTTACACACATATCACGCGAGAGAACAGCCTGGTACAAATTGGAAGGTCTGGCACCCGTTCCCGAACGCTTACCCACCATCTCGATCAGACCCCGTGAAGTAAGCCGCTGGAGCGCCTTGGTGATGGCCGTCACCTTCCCCCCGCATTGCTTGTCCGCTGCAAGGTCCGTAAGAGCCATCTGCCGGGGATAAACAGTCCGCAGCCGCTGGAGCACCCGATCCACAATCGAAGCCGGACTGGTGCTGTCCTCGTCCATCTCCACGTAGTCCGACAGCGAGAACGTCAGATCGCTCTCCAGCTTCATCAGCAGCCTGGAGCCGTCCCTGCCCGCCCTGGACTTCTCCACGGTGATCAAGCGAGCGTTGTTGCCCACCTGCTCCAGCTGGCGCTTATCAGGCCTCCTAAGGCCCCACACCTCGTCCACAGCGTCCCTGATGGCCGTAGACCCCCTAAAGCCCCCCGTCTTGTTCGCGTGGTGGATCAGCATGATCGTGCAAGCTGGAAACACCCGCCCGTTGTTGTTCGCCAGCCAATAGATCGGGCTCGCAAACTCCTTCTTGTTCTCATCGAACGCCGAACCCCGGCTACACCCCGTAATCGAGTCAATAATCACCAATTTCGGCTGGTACTTCTCGATCAGCTTCACAAAGCGGTAGTACCAGTTCAGGTCCCACCCCATCACCACCCGCACCGGATCAGTAGGCAAGAACTCCAGATCCCGCATCTGCTGCTGCACCTGCACCTCGCTCTGGTCCCCATTCAGGATCAGCACCGGCCCCGCACTGACTGGAACAAGATCCCCCCGCACAGAGAACGGAATCCCCCTCGCCACATGCTTGGCAATGGTCCAAGCCGACATCGACTTCCCATCTCCCCCAGCCCCATGCACCATCACAGTGCCCGGACAAGGCAGCAAATCCGGAATCAAATACTCGAACCGCAGATCCTTAGTCAACAACCTGTCCAGCCCCATATCGTCATCCTGCTGCTCGTACTGCATCTGCGCGATCAGCAGCCGCTCCAGGGCCCCCGCATCCCGATACCCCGCCTCCAACGCCAACACATTCATGGCGTGCGCAGCCTCCGCCGGGTTCTGCATCTGCTGAATATCCTTCGCCCGCCTAATCACCTCGCTGTAATTCAGCGTCACCTGCCGAATGCGCGTGACGTTATCCGTCTCCGCATCCATCACCACCTTCCGCAGATCCTCAGAAAGCCACAGCCTCCCCGGCATCTGCTGGTCCGCCATCCAGAACAGCGTCCCCAGGCTCACCGGCCCCTTCCGAAACGACTTCCAAACCTCCTCACAAGGATTGGAACCATCCCACTCGTCAGCAAACTCAGGATCATCCGCCGACCACGCCGACCACAAAGTCAGCCCCAAATCCGTGGGCAACTCCGAGTGGATCGCCATCCCCACCTTCACCCAGTGGTCCCGACTCCCAGCCCCCTGCCCTGGAATCACCCGCAGCGCACACTGAATAATCTCAGCCACCTCACCTGGGTCCCGATCCGAGAAGTCCAGCGCTTTACGGTTCTTAATAAACCCAGCGTCAGTCACCTCCCGCCCACAGTGATCCTTCATCTCCGCCAGCAACCAAGCCGGAGCCTCTGGAACAGCCTCCAGATCGCCTACAAAGCCGTAGAACCCCTCCGGGCCCTTCCCATCGCTAGACCCCGGATAAGCCCCGTACAGGAGCCCCTGGCGCCCCCACAGGACCTCATAGCCCGCCCCGGTATCCGAAAGCCCAAAACCTTTCACGTCCGGCCACAAAACCTCCGGCACCCGAAACAAATACTTGGCCGCATTCGGCTTCGTGCTCGTGACCACTGGAGCACCCTCTAAAGAGTCCCCCCACTTGGTCTTCAACTTCGCCAAGTTGCGATCCACATCAAGAATCACAAGACCCTTGCTCCGGGCCCCGGTAAACACACCCACCGCCCGAAACACATCCGGCTTCCGCTCAATCTGCAGCACCACATCAGCAGGCCCCAAATCCGCATGGTGCGCCCGCTCCAGCGGCGTCTTCCCCTTACTGATGGTCCCGGAAATCAGCTTGCAACCCTTGGCATAGATAGGCGCGTACGCCATCCCATCCGGCAACTGGCGCACAAACGCCAGCAATTCTTGCGACTCTTTAGACACAGTGTTAGACTCCTACAGAAGTTGGAAAACTCCACCCCACGGCCAGCCGCCTTGGGGTGTTTTTATAGGGTAGCCAAGCTGGCAACCCCGTGTTACTGTTGCACAGTTGCCACCAAAGGCGACCAAACACACAGCAAAAACCCCCAATGGGATTCCTTTCCAAGCAAGCATCCGCCAACGTCACCAGCACTGGATCAGGCGGCGGCTACCTGCAACTTTCCAAGCTCCCCGACGGCGGCAGCGTCCGCTTCGCCCTCCTCTCCGACGAACCCCTGGAGTTCTACGAAGCCTGGGGCCAGTCCAACGGCCAATCGAAGCCCTTCCGCTTTGAGTCCGAGCCCACCTCCGAAGACGTCAAGATCGAAATGGGCGACTTCGAACCCCGCGAAGGCCGAGGCGGCCCTGGCACCGTGGACCTCAAGTTCGCCATCGCCACCCCCTGCTTCAACTACGACGCAGGCAAAGTCCAAGTCCTGCAGATCACCCAAAAGTCCATCCTTAAGGAGATCGACGCCATCTCCCAAATGGACGACTACGAAGATCTACTCGCCTGGGACTTCAACATCAGCAAGAAAGGCTCCGGCCTCCTGACTGAGTACACCGTCCGCCCCGCCCCCCGCAAGAAAGGCAGCCAAGAGCACATCGACGCCGCCTGGATCGAAGCCAAGTCCGAAGGCTTCGACATCAGCCGCCTCCTAACCGGCGGCAATCCCTTTAAAGCGGCTTGATTCTTTATATGTAAATTCGATGCCCCCTTAATGGGGGGCTTTTTACTTATGAAAAAAAAGCCTTACCAATGTTTGTACGTAGTTAAGTACAAACAAACAAATCTAGTAAAAATAGGAATTAGTAATAATTGGTACGAAAGGGCTAAAGCTTTACAAGCCGGTATAAAAACAACTCCATTAGCTGTTGTACTTACTGAAAATAACACACAGGCCGAAAAAGAACTACATAAAAAATTTGATGCCTATCGCCTACCCGGTTCTGAGTATTTTTTATTCGACCAAGAATTATTAGGACAGGTTCTAAGTGAAGTATTTAAACATGGCCCCATCTTATCGAATTGGCGCAATTGTCCTTCAAGACCTCCTTGCCCAGAGCTAACTTTACTAGAACAAGATTTTATAGAAGTAACAGCTACTATAAAACGTCAAATTTTTCGGCGGGTACGATTAAATTATAAAACAAAAAATACGTGTATTTTAGAGTATTTACACACAGAATGGCCTGAAGATGTAGTTAGGTATTTTACCGTTTACTTAGATATTCAGGTACAAAAAAGAAAGCTTAAGTCACGGGATACGTGGACAAAAGACTGGGCTTTACGGCTTGACGTAGTGGAAGACTACTTACATGCTTTATTTAAATACATTCGTGTTTATACGCACAAAAATTTGTCTGTTTTCAAAGATTTTACGCTTGAATCTTTTACGTACACGACAATAAACTCTTGCGTACCCATTAAGTACAAAAATTTACCTTTACTTGCACGTATAATCTTTGAAAGGACTTGGCACAGTTACGATCTATATCAAGATTTACTATCTGTACAAAATCTAATAACAGGGCACGACAAGCACGGGTTTGAATTTTATTTGGAGTCTTACGGACCTCTTTACTACACTAAAAACTCCCTCTTGCCGGTCCCTACTTTTACGTGTAAGCTATAAGTGGGAAAGAATATCCAAATGCCTTCTAACACCCAAGACACCCTGGCAGGACTAAGAAAATGGCGACTGGAACAAGACAACTCGGGCCCATTCAGGGTCTACAGAGACCCCCAAGGCAATATCTACTCTAGTGTTACACACATCCTAAAGGAGACAAGCGACACCAAAGGACTGGAACGCTGGGTAGCTCGGCTCGGCGAGGTCGAAGCCACCTCCCAGCGAAATGTGGCAGCCACAAGAGGCAACATGGCCCACAACCAAGCGGAAT